TTACGAACTCTGTCCGTAGTTGCATTTAAATCAGTTGCAATTTGTTGTACTGTCTTCTTCCCATAGTTGCCTACTATATATTCAGCATCCAATGGCTTTAAATTATTCCATCTTCCCATAAGACAAATATACAACAGTGTAATCATATACCCTAAATATTTCTATTCAAACTTGTTTGGAATGCTTGCACTCGTGTGTATAGGTTAGCTGCTTCGGTGTCGGTGAGGCCGTCTCCGATTGATGAGAAGGCACATTGTTTAGCTGAATAATCACCAACAGCAACGGCACTAATTCTATTTGCAGATATTGCAATTTGTAAAGTAGATAAACCATCTGAATTTACCGTTGCAGTTTCTTTTAATACTCCGTTTTGATATGCTTTTTGTTGCGTTGATAAAGTTCTATTTGAAGTAAATAAACCTCGCGCATCAGTTGGAATAAAACCTGTTGAAGGAGTTGCAGTTGATACTCTATTTCTCATATGCCCATTTGGAGCAGTATTATAAGATATACCAAAAGACGAACTTCCTAAACCTACTGCTGCTAAATTAAAACAACCTATTTCAAATTGTGCTGCATTTAAAATGTTGCTTCTGGAATAAAACGAAAGGTGAGTTGAATTTTGTAATAAAACGGACGAAGGTACTAAGAAGGTATCAGCATACCCATTCGTTCCATTAGGAGTAGCACCATTACTTGAATGCGTCCATCCTCCGTTGAAGACTAATCGGAAAGCAGCGTCCAAATCTCTCGGGTCTTTTAAGTTCCATTTGTGAGTTGATGCCGTACCTCCTACAAACGGATAAATGGCTTTCATTTTTGTCCAAATTCCGTCAGTCTTTAAACCTACAACCAATGCATCAATTGCATCTTGTTGAGTAGCGTCAGTAATCGCAGCAGCAGTAATAAAAGCCTGCGCATCTGAATCAATACCTACAATGTCCGTAGCACCTGCCCAAGATTTAGCGTGTGAGTCTCCCCACCCGATGTTATTGTTTGCGCCTTGCCCCCAACCTATTGAGTTGTTAGCCGCTCCGTCTCCCCATCCGTTGCTATTTGCCATCTTTGTTTAGTTTAGTTAGAAAAACACGAAGTTTCTCAATGTTTTCTTCTTTTGGTTTGTATGTTCCTACCTTAGTTCGTGTTTTCATATATACCAACTAATTCTATTATTAGAGCTATCAGGGTACATATCCCCGTTTGAGTTATTGTTGTACTCAGGAAACAAGTCGTTTCTAAAGCAGATGTAATCAATGAAACGCTCCGTGTAGTGTTGTGCGATTTGACGTTCCTTCTCAATCAAGAAGTCTACTTCGTTTTTCTCTACGTTTTCAGAGTTCTCAGATGAGTGCTTATAAACTCCCTTGTTAGCGATTGTGTAAGCCGCAAAAGGTAAGTATTCAACCATTGACCAATGTATCAGCATAGGCTTTACATACGTCTCTACAAGCGTTTCGTAATTACCTGAAAGCGTACCTGCGATAATATCCGCCTGAACTTTCTCAAGTAACTTTGTACCTAAGTAATTTTGAATGTGAATGTCTTGAGCGATTTTGACAAATTGCAAAAACTTGTCAGTATCTACGTTGCCATTAACGGCAGTAAACCTAACTAAATCGTCTCGTGTTATGAGTAGTGCAGTTGCCATTATTAATCTTTATTAGGTAAGTAACCTCTTGTTGGTGTGTCAATAGGACGAGTAGAAACCAAAGCCTCATTCTTTACAACGTAGCCTAACTTCTCTGCCTTGCGGACTGCTACCTGCTTTAACTCTTTGCTGCCTACGTTTAATGCCTTACCTGAAAAAGTAGCATACACTTGTTTGTTCCATCTATGGTAACAATTAGGACCTCCCTTGTACAACCAAATATCATAAGTGGCAGCTCCGTTAGGACCGAAACCTGCGTTGACTGATTGGTTGCTCATTCTTTGGATGTCTTCTTTGCGGTACACTTTTTTAGCCTCCATCATTTCAGTACAAAAGTCTCTTGCTTTTCCGCTTTTACCACCCGTCTTGCCTTCGTAAACATAGCGAGTAATAAATTTAATTCCGTCAATTACTTTGTCTTGCTTGCTTGTGATGTTAGGACGTGCATCACCTGTGCTTACTAACTCAACTAACTTCGAGAATAAGCTCTTTTTAAGCTCCTTAGAAAGCATTTCGTTCTCTGAGTCGTCCAAGTCATAGTCAACAGGGAATTCGTCTATTAGAAGCCAATTTTCGTTAGGCTCTTCTCCGAGTTCAATCAATGCTTTTGCAACGTCTCCGCTAACGTGTTCGTGTTTGCTTAGTTCAGTACCTGTTTCTTCTGCTACCTGCTCAGAATTTTGAGCGTTTTCCAAATCCGTAAATTCAAGCGGTTTAAGCGTCTTAAAGAATAAGTTGAGGGATATGCCGTTAAATGATAAGATAGTGTCTAAGGCTTCAAGTATTTCGTCCTGAAGCGGCTTAATCACCATATTGTTGAACAAGATAAACGAGTTTTGCAATTCATCAGCGTTAGACGAAAATCCGTTTGCGCCTGCAATACCGAAAAGTAGCGGTGAAGTAACGTTGTGTCCAAGCATTATCTTACGCATACACTCCTCTGATAAGTATGTGTAGTGTTCAGGAGCATCATTCAAAGGTAAATCGTCTACCGTTGTTTTTGTGTCCATATTGTCATTGAACGCTACAATTACTTTTTGACCTTTAGAGCCTGTCAACTTTCCTAAGACCTTATTTGTGATGATAGACTGCTGCTCTTCAGTAGGAACTCCATTGTTGAAGTTGACAACCTTAGTTCCTGAAAATCCGTTTTGAACTTCGTTGATTAAGTAATCAGCTATCTCCTCTTCCAAAAGTGCGTAAGGAACTGCTCCCTGATAGTCAGGATAAGCGTAATACTTCATACCTACTGCGTAAGGCTTTGAGAATAGAATTTCAATCTTGTCTTTAGAATAGCCGTAAGCAGGTATTCTTGTAGGTGGGTATTTCTTTACATCAGTCCAATCGTCCGAGTAATAGTAGGCTTCGATTTCTCCGTCTTTGTTACACTTCTCAGCTCTAAGAAGATTAACAGGCATATGAAAAGCCTTTAGAATTCTATCGTGCTTATCGTTGTAGTGTACTTGAATAGCGAACTGACCAAGCATCTTTCTATCAATCGCAATCTTACGCAAACATTCCTTTGAAAACATAGCCATAGCCTGAGCGTACTCATTAGGCTTACGAGAAGCATCTACCGCAGATAAGCCACGTCCGTAAACCAAACGTGAAATGTTGTTGATGATTGCGTTGTTTGTAGTGGAGTTCGTGTATCTATCCAATAGGAAAGAATAGTAATTGTTGTCTTCTCCGTAATCTACCCAAGCATCACGCTTGCTCTCCTGAATAACGGGAGTAGTGTAAGCCGATAGATTTAAGACGTGTACGTTGTTACTCATAAACTATGAACGTATTTGTGGTGGTGTTAGATGTATACTCTCCGTTGTTTACGGAAAATGTTACGATGTTTTGGTCAGTACAAAATATTCTATCCTTGTAAACGATATCCGTGTTTTTGTACAATACCAAGTCATAAAAATGACCTTCTATTAAATCAAATTCTGCGGTGATTGTGTTGACGTAGCTGCCTGATGTTTGCGATGTGATAGCTATTGTTGCAGGTACGTTTGTTTGGTCATCAGTCAAAACCATTGAGGTAGGTGTGTCTCTCGGAATAAACGAAAACGTCTGAGCTGATGTAGATGTTGTTAGTACAATCATATTAAAGTAACTAAGATGATAACGATTTGTTTTAAATGCAAAAAGGGCAGCCAAAGCCACCCTTCTCACACGCTATGAAGAAAACGATTATGCAGTAACGATAGTGGTAGTTGCACCAAAGACATCACCTGACGAACCTGTAAGACCTGCCTCATTTGTGCAGTCAAGAAGATTGGCGAGTAGAGTCTCGGTGGCTACGAAAGTCAAGGTGTATCCATTAAGGTCACCCATCGCAGTACCATTTGATACGTTTGCAGTAGTCAACTCAGCACCATGCTCAAAACCCATCAAGAAGAATTGGTTGTTGCGGTTGCGAACTACGATTTGTGGACGTCCGTAAGCAAGCAATTTAACTGACTTGTGTGTAGTAGCATCTTGCTTCTTCAAAGTCATTGTTAAAGTTTGCTCAACGAATGTAGTTCCGTTCTCACGGGAAGAGGTTACAACTTGCTCAAAAGAGTTTGTTCCTTTGAGTTCGTATTTGTATAGGGAAGTTACGTTAGCGATAGTATCAATGGTGTCAGTACCTGATACATAAGTAACGTCTACTTCAGGGTTAAAGTCACCGTAGTTAATAAAGTAAACTGCATCAATACCACCAACGGCATCTTTACATACTTCTAAGCGACCATTTGCTAAATCACAAGACATATTTTTAAGTTTTAAATGTTATAAAAAAGGGAGGAGCGAAAACCCCTCCCCGATTATTTCAGTTTAGCTAAGATTAGTTAGCAGAGTTTGTGATACCGTAAGTAACAACGTCAGAAGCAAATCCGTATTTAGCATCAGCAGTAAAACGCATGATTACACGAACATTTTGCGAACCATCAAGGTCACCCATGTCTAATACTTTAACTTCGTTCATGTCATTCAAAAGACCAGTTGCAAAGTAAAGGTTAGATTTTTGAGCAAGCAATGCTGTGTTGTTAGCAAGACCGTTAGCCATGAAAATACGAACACCATCAAAGAATAAATCACCAAGAACTTGGTTTGTACCTTTGTTTTCGTAACCGTTAGCACCTACACCTGAAGCAGCGAAGCCACCCAATGCACGAACATAAGCACGATAGATGTTGTTTGATACATACAATGTCAAGTCTTCTTTTCCGTAGATAGCAGCAGGACAAGCATCAACGATAGAACCTAATTGAGCAATAACGTTTGTAGCATCTACTGTAGTACCTGCAATCTCTTGTGCAGCTGGCAAAGAAGCATCAGTAGTCAACTGAGTCATGATACCTGCGAACTGACCTGCAGTTGCGTTAACACCTCTCCAGATTGAAGTTTCCATACCTGCAGCAACTTTCTCAGCAGCGTGTGCGATAAGGAAGTCAGCGAAAGATTTAGGAAGAGTATCAAATGCAGAGTAACCCATTTGAATAGCATCCCAATCTGCACGGAAGTCAGTTTTACACAATTGTAAGTTAACTTGAAAAGACTCAGGTTGGAGGATGCGCTCAGTTAAAGTGATTGTGCTTGTAGGGTCGAAGTCGCATGATGCGTTACGGATGATGTCATCTGTAGCCACACGCTTGATTACTTGCTTATATTTGACGTTAGGCATGATAGTGATACCGCCTTTGTCAAGGGTTGGAGCAGACAATAAAGCTGCTGCGATGTACTTACCTGCAAACTCACCTGCATATGTTGTGCTGATGCTTTGAGTAGTCGAAAGATTAATTTTTTCCATTTTATTTAATTATTTAAGTTCGTTTATACTACAGTTAATGTGATTGCACCTGCAGCAGTTCCCATACCGAATACATACCAGTTAGAACCGTCGCAGTTTAATTGTACGAAGTCACCGATTGTATCAGCAGAAGCAGAGAAAGTGATTGTGTTTTCGTCAGCTCCAGGTACAAGCGTGCTGTTTACAATTACACCACCTTGAATTTTGTTTGAAGCAGCTTTAATAGTCCATGCAGTAGTTGCGAATAATGCACCTACGATAAAACGATAGTTTTGACCAGCAGCATCAGCAACGGCAGGAAGTGTGATTTGTGCGCCTGCGGCAGCGTTAAGAACAAATACTTTACCGCTATCCTCAGCAGTTAAAGTTGTTGCACCTGTCAATGTTTCAACTACACCTACTTGGCGCAAAACATCGTTAGATACGGATGTGAAAGTTGTACTCATTTTTTTTTGTTTTTTAGTTATTTAATGTTAGAAATTCTTGATAATACGCTATCCATTGTAGTTGCGTTTCTTTTAGAAGCGAACTTGAATACGTCAGTAGCTTGTGTGTTTTCAGGATTGAAAGAAATCGGCTTAGGCTCTTCGCTTAATTCTACAGGTGCAACTTCTTCTGCAACTTCAGTAGATAAATTGAGTTGTGCTTTCAATTCTTCGTTCTCTTTTTTAAGTGCTTCGATTTCGCTGAAGAAAGATTCTTTAACGATAGACTCAACGATTTTTTTAGCTTGTGGAGCAGTTTCAGTAGCAGCCTCAACTTCCTCTTCTACTTCAGGAGTCTCTTCAACTTCTTCTTCTTCCACTTCTGCAGCTTCACGAACTTCAGCAATTACACCTTCTTCGATAACTACAAGGATACGCATATCCTCTAATTCATATTCTCCTACTGGAACTGGGATACGTTGTTCGTCTTCCGTTAGGATAAATACAGGTTGTCCTGCTTCAAAAGCATCTGCTTCAAGCATAGATACACCATCAGAAAGGCGCATAGTTTCCAACTTCACTTCCATTCCAAGAAGTGTGCGGACTTTGTTTAAGATTGATTTTTCGTTCATTTGTTTTTATTAAAAATTAAAACCTTTAATTAGTTGTTCTACTTTTGCAATACCATCTTTAATTTGTTTTTCTTCATCAAAAAGTCTTGTTTTAGCTGATTGATAATCCGATGGTAATTCAAGTCCTAATTGTTTTGCCTGGTCTTCAAGTTTCATTCCAACAGCAATAGTTCTATCAATTGACGGCTTTGCCATATTATATTCTTTCAATGCCTGCTCTAAAATAGGTTTTGCCGATTTAGACTTATTGTAAGCATTAGCGTGTAGATTTTTAACATTTTCTAACGCTTTTTTAAAATCATCAATTGCATTTAATTCAACCTCGTGAGAAGCTAATTGAGTTTCCTCTTTAAATAGCTTGTTGTAAATAGATTTTTGTGTGTTCATTTGTTTTTATTTATTAAAATTTAGCAGCATTAATTGCAGTTCTTAAACTATTGTAAATGCCAATTTCTCTAACTGCTGAATCTTTTGCTCTTCTTGCTTCAGTTGGTAAACCTAAACCTAAATCTTTTGCTTGTTTTTCTAAAGCATCAACCTCAACTACTACTTTTTCAAATGCAGCCAATGTTTCTCCGATAGAATTATTAGCATTGATTAAAGCATCCTTTGCTTTTTTTACGTTAGCTTGAGATTTGTCTCTTAATTTCAATGCAGTAACGTCAAGTTTGTCTACTGATTGCACCGTAGCTAACTCTACCTCGTGTGAAGCCAATTGAGTTTGTTCGTACTTAAACAATTTGTTGTAAACTGATTTCATTGTGTTCATATGTATATAACGTTTTATAGATTACTTGTTGCGTTTTTATTAATTATTGTTTTGAGGTATTGCTTCCGTCTTTCCAATGCCTTGAGCTTGCAAACTTCCATCGCAACACTTATTTGAGTATTTTCCGTTAGCGCATAGGCAGCCACGTCTTGCTCCTGCTCTTGGACTTGCCTTGCTTGGTGTTTTAAATTTTGACATATTATTGGTTTTTAATTTGTTCTAATTTACGTTGCGCCCAATCGACACCTTCGTCACCTCCCCAAGCTAACCACATTAAACGTCCGCAGCCATCACCTAATCTCTTTGTCCGTTTTCACGATGTCTTGCAAAAGATGCCATACGAGCAATCGTGTCTCTACTGATGGCTTCTCCGTTTGCTAACTGGCTTGCCCGAGCCTTGCCTGTGGCTTCTCCGCAAGAACCCCATCCGTTCTCTTCTGCATAACGCAAAGCGATTTTAGCGTTCTCCTTTGCAGCTTCAGGATAGTCCGAGTATGATTCGAGTTTGAGTAGGTTTTTAAGTTGTTCAATGATTGCGTGTTTCTCTTGCTCCTCACGAGGTGAATCAGGCATCTTGTCAGCGAAGTATCCCTCAATTGAGAATCCTTTTATCTTACCTTCTTTTACGTCTTGCCATACCTCATCGTTGTCTACCTTCATAGAAATCATCCAGGTTCCTTTCGGTAGT